GTTGTATTTTGAGTAGTTCCAAGGTCAATAGTTGCCATTGGATAGTTTGAACCACCAGAAGAACTTTGAGCACGGTTTGAAACAATATTCCAAACACCGCGAAGATTAGTCCATACTTGTCCAGAAAGAGCTGTACCTAGGCTTCCAGCAGAGTTTACCCTATTAAATAAATCTGAGATACCAGATGAAAACCATTGTTTCCAAGAACCGCCAACTTTTACCCAAGCTTGTTGTCCTTGTTTCCAAGAGCCACCAACTTTTGCATAAGTATTAGTTAGTTGTTTCCAAGAGTTACTGTCTTTTAAATAGCCCGGCATTGTTCTCCTAATTATTAAGGTGTGTATTTAATCCAGATGTCGCCGTTTTTTCCGTTTGCTGATATAGGGTCAACTGTTGAAACTAAAATTTCTTGATGACCTTCGTTATTAACAGCGTTAATAGTAGGTCCATAGACTACAACTGCCATTAGGAAATTTCAACTCCTGAAACTGTTAAAGTTATAGAAGTTCCAGCACTAGCAGATGCAAAAAAGGATTCTCCAGCTTGTAAAACAACAGATAGGTTATCCATTGTTAAAACTGAGTTACCAGCAATAGTTACTCCTGACACTAAAGCAGAAGAGGCTGCTACTGGGTTTACTATTGAAAAATTAAAAGTAACTGCTGATGCAGATGTATTAGCAGCAATAACGCTTTTGATAATCGCTGAAGTGGACGCTGGGCATGTATAAAGTGCTGAGCTGCCACTAGTTGATAACTGGACTGGCATTGTGCCAAGTCGTTTCGGTGTATATGTTGCCACTAAAATCCTTCCAAAAGCTCTATGTATTACAGTACGATACAGGTAATAATTTTACTACCTAAACTAGTTGGAGCTCTCTCCGTTAGGTCCTCTTCCTGGCTGTGGATAAGAAAAAAACAAAGGTTTTTCTTTACTTACAGGAAGTTTACGAATACCGAATCGTGAGTCTTTTACGGTCCTAGGAGCCTCTTTATAGGCTTCAAATGCTTTAGTTAAACGTTCCATCTAATCCACTGCATCGCTTCCGTAGGCACCCCATCAACTGCGCCTTTAGCGCGGGTTAGGGCATCTCTAAAATCTCTAGAGTTGGCTCTAGATACATTGTTTATTCGGTCTTCTTTTAATTCTTGATTACTTAGTTTTTTTGTTATTAGTTTTTTTAACATTTTTTGGTTTTGAACCGGTTGTAGGAGAAGCAGGTTTTGATGAACCTCTTTTACTAAACTTGACTGAAGTTCCACCATGTTTAATTTCTGTAGCATGTGGGTATCTTGTAGCAAATTCATGAACTGTATCAGCTTCAAATCTTTGTTTTTCTAGAGCTTGATTATGTGATTGTTTTGCTTCTTCAGCTTTATATTGAGAAAATTGTTTGCCTTTTTTAAGCTCTCTAGCAGTATCTCTATTCTTCATTTCATCTTCAACATTGGCAGCATGGGTTCTATCTACCATGCGGTTAGAGGTTTCAGTTTTACCAAATTTACCGCTGCCGCCACCAAGAGCGCTACCTACTACTAAACCAAGAATACCTTTAGCTGCTGCACCCATTTTAGGGATAGCTTTTTCCATGTTTTTAAGTTGGTTCATTTCAGACATACCTTTAATTATTCATCCAAAGGGAAAACTTCACTTGCTAAACGCTTAATCCTCTCCGCTTTTAGTAGATGAACAGTCTCAAAGTATCCAGCCCCATCTACAAGGTTATCTCTTTGGGGCCTGTGAATTTCACGAGATATCTTAAGAGCAACCATACAAAGACCTACTTGCTCTGGAGTAACCTCTTTTTCAAGGATTACAGACCATAATTTGGCAATTCTAGTGAAGTTATCTAATGGATGGTCATAGTTGTCTTGACGAGGGCCACGTACCACGTTATGGGCTTCTAAAAGTATGCTGTCGTCTTCCATGAAAGAACCCTATCACAGAAGACGACGCTACTTATAAACGACTTACTTAGACTTCTTATCTTTTTTATGTGGATTTTCTTTATGCCACTTTTTTACTTCTTTAACACCTTGTTTAACAGATTTAGTTCCAGCCATCTTGGTCAAGTTAATCTTGTCCCATTTGCCACCTTTTTTATTGGTGTGGTCAACGATGACCTTTCCATCTTTTTTATAAACCTTGTGTGGTTCCCCACCAGATTTTAAAGTCTTTGATGGTTCCTTTTTGTGCTTAGGCATTTGCTCCTACTTTTCAGCCTTTTTATCTACTGAGTTAAAGGCAGAGTTGATTTCTTCAATGCTTAGTCTACCATCATCTATAAAGCCTCTTGCTAATTTTTCAACTACAGTGGCAACACCTAGAGTTCCTGCAAGGATGACTGCACTCAAAGTGTCTATACCCACAATTGCACCAGCACCAATAACTCCAAGACCATTAGCTGCAAATACAGCGATTATCCTAAATAGGATGTTCTTAATGCCGCTAACTGCACCCATTTTTTTTTCGTCGTCTAACTTTACTTCTTTTGCCATTATTCCTCTCCTCTGATTCTAATTGTTACTAACCAAAGTGCAAGAACTAAAAGAATTGCATATCCAACTATTGTTTTTGCACTACCTTCTAAAACTAGCCATGCTGCAAACATACCTAGTAAAGTCCATAATTGATTTAGTGTTTCTACAAATGCTTCAACTAACCAAGCCCATATAAACTTAGCTAGTTTCCATAGTTTTTTTAATACGTAAGAAACTAGCTTATAAATTCCTGATGCAAAACTAGTTACTACTTTAACAATTTCCTCAACAACTGTTTTAACGACTTTTATTACGAATTTAACTATTGATACAGGAATGTTGACGATGTATTTGACCAAGGAAATTAGAGCCTTTAGGGCCCATTTAAAAGGCTTTAATAAGGCCTTTATCACTTTATCCTCCTGTGGTTTTTTATTTTTTGTGGTTTTTTACGGCTCTTTGGTTTTAGCTTTTTCTTGCCTTCACCAGAACCGCCTCCTCCGCCGCCGCCGCCAGAGCCACCGCTTGATGGTGCTGGAGCAGGAGGAGTTGTTGTAAGAGCCATTGCTCCCAAAACTTGGGATACGATGACTGTTGCAACAACTACTTGCTGTGAGTCTTCGCGCTGCTCTTCTGTCATATCAGCGCCTAATTGACCAAGCGCTTCTAATACTTGT